CTAGTGTAGGTACCTATATTGAAACACCTAAATTTTACCAATTTGCAAACACTGACGCTCCTCTTAACGTTTCTTTTCCTCTATTAAATACTGTAAACGAAGGTGATGCGCAAAAAAACCAGGCATTTATTAAGGAGTTTACTAAGCTAAATAGACCGGAAAGGAAAGATTCTATTACTATGGACTTTCCTCATATTTATAAAGTAAGATTAAAAGGATTAAGATTTATACGCTGGGCTTATTGTGATAATTTAACTTTTAGTATGGTCGGTCAGAGAAGAATAGTAGGAGGTGACATGGTACCAGAAGCATATATTTGTAATATGTCGTTTAGATCACTTACTGTTGAAGTTGCTAACTTTATGGATGAAACAAAGTAGAATAATATGAAATCAATTACAGGTAAATTAGGTAGATATCAAGATGATATTCCAGCGCTATCGAGTCTAGATATTGTCGACTATGAGAGGATTTTTAAAGTTCATACAGCTTCTAATAACGGTAAACAATTTTATTTTTATAATATTTTAAATAAGATAGAGTTTCCGGATAATATAGATTCTGATATTTTGAGATTGTACACTGCTAAATCTAAAGAACCTCTAACGACAACATCGTATAGATTATATGACGATATAAGAAGCTGGTGGATAATTTATTTATTAAATAAGAATGTACTTAAAACGCAGTTTTTTGTAGAAGGTGGGCAACAGCTTAAGTATATATTACCTGAGTTTAGAAGTTTTATTTATTCGCAAATAACTACTTCAACAATATTCGATAACCAACACTTCTAATGCCTGAGAAATTTATAATAAACGGGGCTCCATATGAGTGTGAGTTTCAATTAAAGGATGATAAGGGAGAAGTAAAAGCAGATTTTACTAAATCAGCTATTAAACTATTAGATTTAAGTGAGAATTTTTTAGAACCTTTTACCAATGGTACTATTGTTATTAACAACCCATATGATTTTATTGAAAATCTTATGATAACTAGAGGTGATGGAAGGGATGTTTTTACGTTTTCCTTAAAGTTAGAAGGTGGCAAGGAAAAATTAGAGTATAATTTCGTTTTAAATGATGAAAACAATAGTGTAGGTACACAGGACAGAGCCGGTAACTATAAAATATTCACTTTGTTAGATGAGAACTATTTTAAGCTTAATGAAAATATACCGTATGGTAAGAGATTTAGAGGTGCTACGGGTGATATTATAAAGAGTGTTCTTAAAGAAATTATAAGTGAAGAAATAGTTGATGAGGAAAATTTTGAGGCGGGGGATAATGTAATAGATGTATTTCCGGAGCATATAATACCATCAGACTCTTTTAGATATTCTGATTTAATTAAATACTTACTACGAATATCCTATAAAAAGGAAAAAGGTTTAAATGTAAGATCCTTTTTAACCTTTGATAGAAGTACAAAAAAATATAAGTTACAGACGCTATCTAAACTTTTCGAGAAAAATAAAGATGAAGTAACTGAGGCTTTTGCTGCTAATGATTTAGTAGATACAATAAAATCAAATAAAAATAATCCACCACCTGATGCAGACGTAAATCCTTATACAACACAACTACCACAGACAAACTTTACGACCCCAATGTTAACTTATAGTAATGAGTTTTTCATGAACTATAAAGCTGTGGGGTTTGATCCTATTTTAGGGGAGCATGTAATACGCGAAAAGAGAATTAAGGATATTAAAGAATTGTGGAAGAAAAATTTTGTCGATGTATTTAAAAGCGAAGGTGGTAAACCTAAACCCTTCCTACCGCTCAATAAACAGAAAAAGGAAAACTTGTTTAGAACTATCAGTACACCATTCTCTGTTGATAAATCTGCAAATATTGCAGAAGCGGAAATGGCATCAAATTTAATATTTTATAACTTATGCTTATCTATTGATGTGGTAGGTGATACGAAACGTCAAGCTGGTAAGTTTATAGATATATATAGAACTGCTGAGCAAGTAGATTCAGATAAAAAATTATTAGGGCGTTGGTTAGTTACTAAATGTAGGCATAGATTTTATGGTGACACCTATAAGAACTTTATACAATGTGTTAAAACTTACGTCGGCCCAGATGTTAACTTAGATGATGATATTGACTAATGGATACTGAAATTACAAAGAAAGTAGAATTGCTTAGAGCTCTTTTAAGAACAAAAGATCAGTTCGATGAATTAATTGATACTGGCGCTAATGATGAGTTTACTGATAAGGATAAAGAATTCATGGAGGAATTCAAAAAGATTTATTATTCTGGTTTAGAGCAATTAGAGAAATTTATCAATAAGATAGACGAAGAGGGTAAAGAAATAAGTATAGAATCGATAGAGTACTATAAAAGTATACTTTTTAACGGCCCTTTAGCAGGTAATACTTTACAGTTAGCAAAACCTCCAGGTGAAAGTAAGAAGTTTTTTAAGGATACTACTGACGATTTAGGAACTAATGGAAATACAGCAGCAGATAATAACACTATTCCTATTTGGTCTACTGAAGTAGTAGCTTTTAATAATACCGTTAACTCTAACAACAAGTCAACTAAGTTTATTAACGAGTTAATATCGAAAGCTACAAAACAAACATCTATAACTACAAGAATTACTTCAGAGTATCTATACGATACAGATAATACAAAGCCCTTTATCGATAAAAGGCAAACTGAAAGAGTGGAGCTTGAAGGTGAAGATGGGTTTAATACAGAATCTCATGGATGCTACTGTGTAAAAGACGTAGAGTTTAGAAAAGTAGCTGAAGAAATAACAGAAGATATATTTGATAAGGTAGAGGAATATCTAGGGGAAAGTGACTTTGCAGTATTTACATTTAAAAAGCTTTCTAATTATTTCGGAGACGATAATAAAGCAAAATCATTTAACGCCAAGATAAAGAGAAAGCTTCAATTTATGCAACGTTCTTATGATGAAGAGGGTGTTGAAGAAATAGAAATTAAGGATACAAATATTGAAACTGATCTAATAGGTAATCAATTCGACTCACCTGATAGAAGAGAATTTACATTTAAAATTACTGGTGATAAAGATAAGATCTTTAATCCTAATACTATTGAAGGTCAACTTGGAAGCGGTGATGAAGTCAAAGAAGACCCTATTAGCGACTAAATGTCAATAGTTTTATCATCTACCTTATCAATTAAAGCATTCATAATATCCTCTCTAGACATTAATACTTTTGTTTGATTGTCTGTAATATTCATACGCTCTTTCGCCTCTACATCCATCTTTTTAACTTCTTTCTGTGTTTCGTTTCGCTCTTTAGCAGTATGAAGCTTGTTAAGCGTTTCTATAGCAGAAGAAGAGGCTTTAATTAATTCCGCCATGGCAGTTACATCTCTATTTTCCGGAGCAGAGCTAATATAATCATTTACATTATCTACTATTGTTAGTGATTTATTAATAAGCTTACTACTTTGCTTTATTAAAAACTCTTCTAGTTTGTCTGGATCTAAAATCTCATCCTCAGCAGCAGGGACGGCTGTTTTATTACCTTTAAGTTGAGTAATAATATCATTTACCGCGCTGTTGAGGTCATCTGACATATACATATATTTATTCTTACCGCTTGATTTTGATATAATTTAACTTATACTAGGTATATATGACTTTGAAATTTGAAAAGACGCATGTAAATGCTATCTTACCTGTTAAGAATCATGATGATGACACGGGAATGGATGTTACCTCTATTGAAGATGCTACTATACCGGCTCGTGGTTCAGTTGTTGTTGGTGTTGGTCTTAAGTTTGCTTATATTGAACCTGGGTTTTGGGTTAAGGTTGAAGGTCGTTCAGGCCTTGGTTTTAAGCATGGTATAATGCCGCATTCTGGTATTATTGACGAAGGATATCGTGGGGACGCTGGTATTAAGCTTTACAATCTAACAGATGTAGACTATAACGTCGAAGCGGGAGAGCGTATTGCTCAGTTCGTTATATACGCTAATTACCCAGTAGAGGTGAGTGAAGGTAGTGTAGTTGATTCTGATCGTGGTGAGAAGGGTTTTGGTTCATCAGGTAAATAAGATATGATTGAGTTTGATAAAATATGGGTAGAAAAGTATCGTCCTACTAAACTGGATGATGTTATTCTAGATGAAGCTTCACTAAGAGTTGTATCGCAGTTCGAAGAAGAGATACCTAACTTATTGTTTGTCGGTAACCCTGGTACAGGTAAAACGACTCTGGCAAGAATTATTGTTAATGATATTCTTAAATGTAATTATCTATATATTAATGCTTCTGATGAATCAGGTATTGACACTATTAGACATAATATAACAAATTTCGCTCAAACAAAATCATTTGATGGTAAGGTGAAGGTTATTATATTAGACGAGGCTGATGGACTTACAGGGCAAGCGCAAGCAGCGCTTCGTAATACGATGGAGTCCTTTGCTAAGTATTGTAGATTTATACTAACAGCTAACTACAAACATAAAATTATACCAGCTCTTCAGTCAAGATGTCAATCTCTTGATCTTAAACCTGTGATCGATCAAGCCGTTAAGAGATGTTATAATATTTTAAAGACAGAGAAAGTAAATATAAGTGATGAGCAAAAGAAAAAATTCGTACAGTTGGTTAAAAGATTCTTCCCGGATCTCAGGAAAACGATTAATGAAATCCAGAAAGCGGTTATTGATTCAGAGTTGTGTATTAGTAACACTGGGACTGATAACGAGCTGTTGGATAAAGTATACCAAGGAGTAGTTACTGATACTATTAAGCTACGAAAGTATCTAATTGAAAATGAGGATCGATTTCAGGGTGACTACGATACTTTATTAGGTACCTTTCTGGATCATATATATCTAAAACAAATAGACGATATGAAAAAGAAAGAGATGATAGCCATTATAGCTGATCATCTCTACAAGAGCGCGTTTGTCGTAGATAAAGAAATTAACGCGTTCGCTTGTTTTATAAGCTTAGAAAAATGTCTCTAGCTTTTAGCTCCTACTTTTGTACCACGTCTATCACCACCGCCCCTTTTAAAGAGGCCACCTTTTGTAACCTGAGTTAAGTGCTTAGATATTGTTGCCTGTATATCATTCAACAAGGCAGCTTCATCACCCACCTCCATACCCATCTTACTAAGATCGTTAGCAATAGTCTTAGCTGAATTAGCTATATAGCTTTTATATTTAGCTTCGTCACCACTTGCTTTACCGGCACTAGTATTTGCTGCTCCGTCTTTTTGCATCTCTGCACCTTTTTGAGCTAATCCTCCTTGTGATGCATCAACACCTAGAGCTTGACCTCCTAATTCAGCTGCTTTTGATAAAGCTCCACCAGCAGCACTTTGAGCAGCTCCTTTTACTCTACCACCTACACCTTTAACAGCTCCGGCAGCTTGCGCGCCACGAGCTTTAAGTCTATCGAACAATCCCTCATTAACCGCTCCATAGGCCTCAGCCAATAAATCTTGATCTTTTTTAGTCATCTTATTATTATTTATTAAAAAGTTAAAAATTTAGCTAAGATCTCCAAGATAATTGTGAGTATAGGAAGTAACAGCTGGTGATGGAGTTACAGGGTTACTAGGTATCTTTGTATTAGTCTTTGGTAAAGATCTTTCAGTATTAGAAAGCTCACCATTACCTCTATCTGTTTTATTTTGAATGTTATTAGTATCTTCCTCCGCTTCTTCAGGCTTAATAGTAACTTTATCGTTACGTCTCATAGCATCTGGAATCGGAGGTAAGTTTGGTGCATACTGAACTGGCTCTCCTAAACAACAAGGTATAGAGCAATAGTGAGTCATTCTACCTCCACCATTATCAAGAGCAATATCAAGAACAACATCAAGTGAAGTAGTATCTGAATTAGCAGGGTAACGAGCAGGGCTCGTATCTTTAATACCTACAACACGCACATGTAATCCGGAATCTATCATTTGGTCTAATAGCTCATGTACGTTAGTACCTAAACACTTATACTCTTCTGATGATTTAAAATTATCATTAAACTTGAAAATATCACCTACGAGAAATCCACCTCGTTCAAAACGTTTCATGTAACTTTCAAAAAGATTAACAAACTTCTTTACTTTAGCCATACAATTATTTATGCAATCTATTAAATAATAATATGGAATTTAACAATTTAGTTAAGGGTATCCTACAATCTCTAAATGAAGCGAAGGAAGCTCCTGACGGTAAGCACTACACAAGTAGGGGTAGTTTGAAATCAGGAGATGCAGACGCTGACGGTAGAGGAGGTCCTAAATTTCGATCCGATCCAACCTATAAGAATCCTAACGAGTCAGAAGAGGGTAAGCCTATTAAAGTTGAAACGCAAATGCTTAATCATCGCGGGGGAGTTACAGCAAGAAGCTATTCAACGTTTGATACACTAGAAGAATTTAAGAAGGTTTTACCTCGTATGAAGATGATATATCAGCGAATTTTAGTTAATGGTAAAGAAATTGGAGGTTCAGAGCCTGATGAAGATGCTGAATATAGAGGACGTAAGGTTTCGCTTAATAAGCCAACTCGTGGTGATGTTAAGAAGTTTAAAGTGTATGTAAAGGATCCTAAATCTGGTAATGTTAGGAAGGTTAACTTCGGACATGGTGGTACATCGGCTAAAAGTAGGGGTGAAAAAACTATGAAAATTCGTAAGAGTAATCCTAAAGCTCGTAAGTCTTTCAGAGCTAGACATAATTGTGATAATCCAGGACCTAAAACAAAAGCAAGGTATTGGTCATGTAAAAAGTGGTAATGAAAACTTTTAAAGAATTTTTTACAGAAGGTTTATGGGCTAATATAAACGCTAAGAAGAAGCGCGGTGGTAAGAGTGCTCGTAAGGGTAGTAAAGCGTATAAAGCAGCTAAAAAGGCTGGTAATAAGCTTAATAAGACAAAGCATTCTGATGAGGAAGATGCAGAAAGTAGTCCTGGTCGTGTTAGGAGAGCCGGGGCTAGCTGTAAGGGTTCTGTAACAGAACTTCGTAAGAGGGCCAAGAAGTATGGAGGTGAGAAAGGTAAGATGTATCATTGGTGTGCTAACATGAAGGGCGGTAAAAGGAAATCTGAGAGTGAGGAGATACCTGAAGAGGATGCTGAAAAAAAGAAGAAGGTATCTAAGACACGCGCTAAGTGTCAGGCTAAAGCTAAGCGTAAGTATGACGTATGGCCTTCTGCTTATGCTTCTGGGTATGTACAAAAATGTGTAAACCGAGGAGGCAACATAAAATGACGCAAAAGCAGCTGCTGGAAAATTTAAGAGATTGGTTTAAAACTCGTACAGATAAGAAGACTGGTAAGAAATTTAAAGGTTGGGTTAACTGTAAGACAGGAGGACCTTGCGGTAGAAAGAAAGCAGGTAAAAAAGGATCTTCGTACCCGGCATGTAGACCTACTCACGCTGCATGTAAAAAAATTAAAGGTAAAAAATATAAGAAAAGAGGTCCAAAGAGGCAGCAGTGGAAAAAGAAGTAGCCATTAAATATATACATGGCTCTAATAAAGATAGATTCCGTATCAGTAAGTAATGCTGAAAACAATGCTATTAAGCAGGACTATCTATATAAAGATTTATTTTTAGATATTAAGAACTCTTACTCTTATAACGCTCAACTTAATAGAAAAGAGGAGTTAAAGGATGTAGCTGGGTTATATGATATAGAATCTATTAAAAATAGTATTGCTAATGCACTTTTAACTTCACCCGGCGAAAAAATATTAAATCCGGAGTTTGGTATAGATTTAAGAAGGTATATATTTGAACCTGTTGATGAATTTACAGCAGATGATATACAGGAAGATATAGAAGAGAGACTACCTAGGTTTGAACCAAGAATTGAGCTAGAGAATGTTGAAGTTCAGGGTCTTGAAGATGAGCAACAATACAATATTCAACTACAAATAAACGTTCCATCACTAAATGTATACGGTCTTTCACTTAGATCCGTATTAAATAGTAATGGATATAACTTCATATAAAAATTATGGCTGATAAAAATAACGATTTTCTAGATTTTAATTTACCGCAAGACGCTTACACTGCTTTTGATGCAGTTAGCTTAAAAGATTTTATTATTCAGAGATTAAATGAAAATGAAAAATTTACAGATCAAAATTTTGAAGGTAGTAATTTAGCTGCTGTTATAGATATAATAGCGTATTCCTACCACGTACTACTATTTTATCTTAATAATACCGCTACAGAAGTCTCTTTTGACCAGGCCACGTTATATGAGAATATGAATAAGATAGTCAAAACTATTGGCTATAAACCATCCGGTAAACAAACTTCTTTAGCTTCTATTAACGCAACTGCTGCAGCTAGCCTAACAACCGGTAATTACACAATTAAAAAATATTCCTACTTTCTTGTAGACAATATACAATACACCTTTACTAAAGACTATAGCTTCACTATATCAGAATCAAAAGAGCAGAATTTAGATGTATTAAACGAAAATGTTATATTATATCAGGGTACAGTAGGCGAATATCCAGATTACACAGCTCAAGGAAGTGAGTTTGAAACTTTAAATATTGTTGTAGATAATATACTAGATGATAATGATAGTAGATTTATAGCTGATAATACTATCAGCGTATATGTTAAGGAAATTGAATCTGGATTATATTACGAATATAGAGAAGTTGACAGTCTTTACATTGCAGATAAGAATGAAAGAGTTTTTGAAAAGAGACTTAATGAAAACGGTCATTTTGTTATTAAGTTTGGAGATGGTGTGTCCGGTAAGATTCTAACACAAGGTAGTACAGTATCAGTAAATTATATTTTATCGGACAATCAACGCGGTATTATAAGTAAGAACGCAATTAACGGTGATAAGCTATTTGTTTATGATAGCTCACGTCAAAGAGCAATTTTTAACGATACTTATACTAATAAAGATTCTACTACATTTGTCACACCAACTAATAGCTCATTACTTACATTTAACAACCCTAATAATTCTTCACCAGTAGTAGAAGAGGAGACGGTAGAACAAATTAAAGAAAACGCTCCAAGAGTATTTAACTCTCAATTAAGACTGGTTTCTACTCAAGATTACGAGTCCTTTATGGATAAGAGTTTTAGTAATATATTAATTAATTCTAAAGTAGTAAATAACCAATCGTTTATTAATGAGTATATTCAATACTTTTACAATATTTGTGTTGATCCGGACAAGTCAAATAGAGTGCTAATAAATCAAATTAATTTTGCCGATAGTTGTGATTTTAATAATGTTAATATATTTACAGTTCCAAGATTTACAATAGCTAATGATGGAGATTATCCTGAGTTTTTAAGTAACGCTCTTAAAACTCTTATCGTTGATACTGCTAATGAAAAGAAGAGTCTTTCACAAGAATTAGTGCCTAGAGATCCAATTTATATGGCATTTGATATAGGTATTTCTAATCAAAATAGTGTGGTTCCTGAGATAAGTAAAGATACAACTTTAGTAGTAGTAAGAGAGTCTAGAAATAAGATAAACAGTGAGAGACTTAAGGCTCAGGTGAGCGCTGCTATGTTAAATTTCTTTGATCCAGTAGCAAATACTCTAGGGCAAGAGTTAGAATTGAATAGTTTAACATCATCTCTTTTAAGCATAGAAGGTGTTAAAAGAATAGAGACAAGAAATAATAGTGAAAATGTTTCCTTTAAAGGTATTTCTTTAATCTCATATAACCCTCTCTATCCTACTGCTGATATAGAAATAGTAAATCAGAATACAACATTACCATATTTTAAGTTCCCATACTTTATTAATCCTAATTCTTTATCTAGTAAAATTGTAGTAATAGATGAGTAATATAAATACAACTTATGCGACATTTGAGGTTCAGGACTATAAAAATGAAAGTATACTTTCTTCTTATAATCTAGATATTACTCCCTTAACATTTAAAGCGGATATACCTTCTACGGACTTTTATTCTGATCTTAACAGAACAGAAGCATTATTTGACTTCGGAGATGGTACAACAGGTACAGGATTAACAGCCAAACACACTTATAATCTTCCTGGTAAGTATAAGGTTAAAATGGTACTTAGTGATTGTGAGAATAATTCTTTACTAGCTTCATATTCTACCGATGTAGAGATTTATGATTATATTGAAAATACTTTTACTGTAGAAATTGAAGATGATATTTTACCATTATCTGCAGGGGAATTTTCAAAACCTATTACTATAACTAACAAAGCTCCGTTCTATCAAGATAATAATAACATATTTTATACTGTTTCAGGTCTAACTATACCTAATTATTTTGATCTTACCCCTTATAAGTTTAACCACCTTAAAAAATATTACTCTTTCTTTGAAAAGTCATATATTAAAAATCTTTCTGCCTTTGAATATAACGAAATTCCTTTTATAAGTGTTAGTGGCTCTAATGTATATGTGCGGTTATCCGGTAATACGATAGTGGATGCTAAAAGTACAGATGTAGGTAGCGTGTTTGTGGGTACTTCAGGTCGTGAATCTTATTATTTTTTATCTGATCAACTCTCAACTGAAAGAATCATAATTAACTTATTTAAAGATAGAAATAAAATTTTTAGTAAAAGTAGTAGTCTAGATTATTCGCTAAATAATTACAATAACAACCTATCTATATCTTTAACCGCTAACGTAGGTACTACTTCTCTTTCTGCAAATTTAAATTCTCTATCCATTAATGATAATGGACTAACAGAAGAGGGAGACGATGAAGCTCAAATTTTTAATATTAGCCCCGTACAGTTTAAAAAGGCGCCTATACCATTTTTTATCAAGCCTACAAGTATATCTAATTATACGGTAAAGGGAGTAACACTTAATGGTAGTATTACTGGAAGATTGTATGATAGTAATAACGAAGAGGTAAATTCATCCTTTTATAGTATATCTAGTTTAAATAGTTCTATATCCGGAGTTGATACAGATTATTGGTTCTATGGTAATCTAACCTACGATGACGGTCTTTCAGGATTCGATACTTTTTCATTAAGAGTTAGTGCAGAATTTACAAACACATCTGAAACTTTTCAGTTAACTGGAGAGAGTGTTGATTTTAGTATCTACCCTAAAGATTATTATTATTTTGCAAAGACTAATGAAGATGTTGATTATACTGAAGTATTTAAAAGCTTAAGATTTCAGGAAATCTTATTAGATAAAAATATACTCTTTGATGATTTTATAGGATCTATTTTTGGTAATATAAGCTCTAATAATTCATCTCTCGGTAAGACCTTAAATGAAAAAATCTTTAACTTTGTTAATAATAAGACTAATATCGATACATGCGACCTAAACAGTCTTATAAATATTAGCGATCTGTTAGATGAAACAGCTAACGTCTATGATGAATCTCTCTTTAACTTCCCTCCCGAAATAGTAAGATTGATGAGTTTGTTTTCTACTGATTATAATCAATTTAAAGGAACAAAAAACAAGTTTAAGGAAAACTTTAACGATAAGGGAATAACTACAGGCGAGATTTATGGAAAAAATTTGGGTAGTGATATTGATACATATTCATATACAGTATCTGCTGGAACGGATATAGTAGCTTTGGAAAAGTTTAGTAATAGCTATTCTCTATTGAATACCTTCCAACCTGTCTGCGCTGTAGATACATTGCAATATAAGTTAAGTGAATTTAGCTCCGATTGGGGATGGCCATTAGTATTACCTACTCCCTTTACGTCGGCTGACCTATCCAAGTTTTATACTTTTTATGAATATACTTCCGGATTTGAAGGAACTGTATACGACGGACTTATAAATTATAGCGATATTTTAAATACGTTTAATATAACTACCGCATTGAGTAGTTTCAAAGGAGACAATAACATCGAGGATATTGCAATCCGTAACTCGTTGTTCAGTAGCTTATCTATAATCTAAAATAAATAATATTAATGGAAAATGTAATAAAAGGTTACCCTGAAGTGCCACAGTCTATTACTAATAGTAATGTATTAGATTCTAATGCTTTAGATAGAAACCAAGCCTTTTCCCTTATAGAATTTATAAAAGTGGTAAAGGTGAGTTATGAACCATCCACACTGCAGGAGTACTACGCTACTTATCTTAATAACTGGAATAATAAAAGTAATAATAAAACCACCTCTAACAAAAGTCTTATAATAGATAGATATAGAGACTTTTTAAAGGAAATTACTATTAATTTTAGTAATAAAACGGAAAAGAAGTTTTTACAGTACCTCGATTTTAACGATAATAATGATATAGCTATAGCAGTTTCATTTTTTAGTAAGAAGTTAAGGGAGGTTATAGAGTATTATAGGTTAGAACGCGTTAATTTATACAACACGTCAAATAAAGTTAAAACTAAGACTAGTAATTTTAATGTAGTTAAAAGTGCTTACAGTACAATACTCAATTTTCTAGATAACCGTGAAGATAGTTCAATAGATTATAAATTTAGTACTATAAAAAATGATATTCGTATCTCATTAACTGAATATTTTGATGTTTATACTTCTTACTTCAATCAGGAACCAGACGAAACAGAATACGGTAACCACTTTTTAAGTTATAGTCCGGACGATCTACCTTCCGATAATATATTTCTTACTAGTAACTCTGAGTTAACGTCAGAAGTATTTGAAGGTTATAGTGAGATCTTAAAGTTATATTTAGAGGTAGATAGTATTTTCGATAATAAGAGGTCACTTACAGAAAAATATATTGGTACAGATTTTTATTATATTTCTTCAAATTCAACAGGTGAGTATGTGTATGATATTCTTATCAAAGCAGATAAACCGTATAGTGATTTCTTAAATCAAGAAAATCCCACCACAGCTAGTGTGTTTGCTAATAAGATAAGCACAAAAAGGGAAGCCGGATTTTTTAAACCTACAAATACTGGCATTAATGTTATACAAGCACCAGCTATTAACTTCGAATTAAGTGATCAGTACGAGCCAGATAGTCTTTTTATATTTCCTGATCCAAAAGTATTTACTAACAATCAGGATATACTTGTTTTTAACATCGAACCTAGTAATTTCTTTAAAAACATATCTAGTGGTGTGGCCAAATTACAGCCTAATACCAGTAAGGAGGATACATCTTATATTGGTTATAGTTCTAAGTTCGACAAACGAAATGAAAACACTGATCTAGCATTTCTCTTTGATGAAGGTTATATAGATGATGGTAAGAAAGATCTTTTTGGTAATGTCTTCGGTTTAGTAAAAGATAATAATTATTTTAGGGATAATTTAACTATTAAAAATCCTAATACAGTAAAAAATCTTATATTAAATGGTTATCAATTTTATGATAATTTATACGATGAAGGTTTCGATTTTAATTATAATACTGTCGATACAACCTCTTTTACTGAAACTAAAAGGTCTGGGCTTTCTTCGTTTACAAATGGGTTAACTGCACGTGAAACATCACCATATTTTCCTTCATCTGCATATAATATTTTCTTTAGATATTTTTGCCCGTATGAAGAGCTTATAGAGCCTACAACTACCAACGTCGATTTTTTAAATACTAATATAGAATCTGCAGGTGTTATTGATGGCGCTTATTTTATGAAGTCTGATTCTGAGTTTTTACCAGATCCTATCTCTTCTGATTTAAGCGCATTTTCTAATACTTCACAGCAATTCTTCTACTCCGATTTAATAGAAGGTGGTATTGCTAGTTTAAGTAATGCTTCCATACAACGCGCTTTAGTAGATGACTCTACTTCAGTTACTGAAGGATTGACTGGTAATTTTTCATTAAACTTACAACTTACTAGTTTTAATAATTCGTATATTAAATATGAAGGAGGTAGATTTACTGATAAATTAAACTTTGAATATAATTTCGCTCCGGAGAGTTATTTTTATGATGATACTGTTTTTGAAACCACTACTACAGTTACCAATACGTCTGCTACTTTTGACAGATTCAACTCTAAAAACTTACAAGGTAAAATTTACGTAAAAAATACAGCAACTAGCTCCAGCGGTGAAATTTTTGATTTACTACCGTACTTGTCAACAAAATATAGTACTACTATTGTAAATGATCTCTCAAGTAGAGTTTTAAATTTTGACTTAATGTATGATACGCTGTTTATACAAACAAGTAGCTTTTTTGTAATTGAGCAATTAAAATTTGAAGGTAATAAATTTGAAGATCCGTTTACTGATAATATTTCACTGTCTGTAAATACTAACGATTTTGATAAAATTAGTAATAGATTTAAAAAGGATTTAAATGTGTATTACTACAAGCTTAAAGTTGAGAAGGATTCTACACAAACTAAAACATTGTCTGTGTATCCGGAGATATATGAGTATAGTTATACAGAGAAAACAAATACAAAGATATTTCCAAGAACTAATTTAGAGCTGAATAACAATATTAATAGGTTCGTCTTATCAGGTTATGATGTATTATATGATAAAGCAGATACACCTATTATTACGTATAGAGGAGATTTAGATGTGTTTAATTTGAGCTATTTAGTTAAAGATCAAAACATGTCACCAGTTATGGCCAGTCATAACTTTTTTGTAGATAGTAATAGTAATGTAACTTTTGTAAGAGATGATTACGTAAGAGCTGTTTATGACAACAAGACGTTTACATTTGAAGATTTAGATACATTAAATTCATTTAGCTTTAATCTAAGTTCCAAACCTTTATCAGCTAGTAACAACTCATTGATATTATGAATACGTATAATATATCTCTTTCAACAACCTCCACATCGTCAACTTCTAATTTAGATACTATTGATTTATTTGATCAAACTGAAGTATCAGTAGATTTAAATAATATTTTTTCGGAAGTATTTCCATACTACGTTGCCATTGACTGGGGTGACGGATCGGAGGTTTTTGAGCCGGAAATAAAAACGTTTATAAATTATAGAACAGAGAGTATATTAGATGAAATTACTAAAGGAGTTTCGCCACCATTTCTCAATACTAACTATAAGCACATTTACTACCCATCATCCAATAGTTTAGTAAAGTCGCTAACGTTGAGAGTTGGTATACAGTATACAACCGGTGAGATTACCCAATTTAATATTCCCGTTGATATTCGGACGGAGGGGTACTATGAAAATATAAGAGATATTAAACTTGAAGGGGTAAAAATACTCAACAATACTAATATTGATAGTTCATTACAGCTAAGAACAGAAATAGATAACTACATAGTTGAGACTACAAACAATACTAATTCAGATGCATTTACATCGTTTGTTATTAATGATGTAGGTGAAAATTTGCAAAAAGCTAAGCGTGATAATGCAAATGTTGTAGTGGATGACAGAGATGGTACAGAAGTTATTATTGTTGAGTGATTTGATTCTTTAACAGGGATAATAGCTTAAATATATAGTAATGAGTTCAACTACTGTAAGTTTAAGTACATATAAATCCAACGACTCGGATTTATGTATAGACTCTCTTAGCTTAAAGCAGTTTAGTAGAACTTATGCTGGTAATTTTTCCTTTAATTTTATTACGGCGTTGTCCGGAGCTGTAGACTTTAAAAATAAAAACTATACAGATTTTTATCTTACAAGCCTAAACACTCTAGATGAATTTGTTGAATTTAAATCTGAGAGGTTAAAGCCTAGTTCTATCTATACTTCGCTACAATTTGCGAAGTGTACCGGTGGAGGTAACTATCTTAAGTTTGTAAAAGATATCCGGAAGGAATTTTTTAAAGCAGGTGACAATTTTATAGATTACGATTTTTATGGATCAACTGCTTTTAGTAATGATCAAGATGATAGCTCCTCTTTATTTAACATAGAATTTATAGATGATTTTTACTGTTCTATATCTTACGTCGATAATAATAAAAAATATTTTCTAGTAGCTTCTGATGATACTGAAGTTGAAGGTACCATACCTGTACTATTTGTAAGTGAGAATAAAATTAACAGAAATAGTAGGCAGATTGAGTATATTCTAACTAAAGCTGGTAACGTACAGTATTTAACTTTTCTTGCTAATAAAGGTAATAAGAAGTATATAATAAAAAAGCAAAAAGAAAAATTAGTAGGTCAGGTTATTGATGCATTTGAAAGCATTAATTACTTTTATATTAACGGTACATCGGCTAAAATAATTTTTAATCAAAGTACCATAGTATCAGATCCTATAAATACGTCGTTTATTGAGTATACTGATACTGAATATTTGGTAAATGAAAATAAAAGTTCATTCGATATAGAATCTAATTACCTTTTTTATAAAAATAGTAGTTCAGATAACAGTACGTTCAATATAATAAACTTAAAAAATATATCTGACACAACAGATAGTTTTACTTCTTCTAATAATTTGCTTAGTTCTAATAATGACTTAGTATTTAACGATAAGATAAGAAATTACACATCAATACTTCATGATATTAATGCAGAAGAAGATTCTTCATTAGAACTAAATTTTGTAACATATAATATTTCATATAAAATAACACCAGGTACAACTACATTTACTGCTCCTTCATCCCTCAATCCGTTTGATAAGCTTAACATTAATGATACAAAATTTGTTGAATCCGGATCCTTCGCATTTCCATATCCGTATTTTGCGGATAAGGTATATAAAAAGCTCGATAATCTACCTGCTACCGAAGGTCAGTATTTATGTACCTGGCTTTCGGGCATGCCAGGTGAGGAAGGGCTTTGGGTTGATAGATACTATTACCCAGATTTAGTGTCTAAGGCAGCTGCTTTAGGTAGTAAACCTATTTACAACATAACCTATAACGATGTTATAGAGAATCTTATTGAAAGTAATTCTACTCTTAAAACTTCTGTTACTGATAAGCTATTCTTCGATAAGAGAAGCGACCTTACTTTTGAAGCTAAGAAGGAGTATATTTACGATAGAATAAAAAATATTAAGGAGGTAGACGAACAAATACAAATAAAATATTGCGATTTGAAGCAGGGGGAGAGAAATGCACCAAATTATTTCAAGTCTATTAATAACAATGGAGGTTATACCCTAGCATTTAAGTTTTTTAATAAT